TAGGTCCTTGGTGCAGGTCACCGTTGCCAGGTCAGCCAGGACGTAGTCAGCGAAGGAGTCCGCCAGCGCAGCGACCTCTTCGATCACCACGCGATCTGCGACCGCTCCGAGTGCCATGGGGCACAAGGTAACACAGTCCTGTCTCAAGCAACTAGCAACTACTTGCCTTTGGCTTTCGCCCATGAGTATCCAACTCCTGCCGATGCAATGAGTGGGATGTCTCCCAGGATCGGCCGACCATCAGTGCTACGGATCCCGCCCATGGTGGACACCACGAGCGGTTGTACCTCGGTTACCCACTTCTCGTCCACGGACACGACGATCTCGTCGTGCACTTGGACGACCATGCGGGCTGGGTACTCCCGCAGGATCGGGGCTAGCTCCATCATCGCCATCTTGGTGATGTAGGAGGCGTAGCCCTGAATGACAGCGTTGATGGCTTGTCGCTCTGCACGCCAGCAGCGCCAGCCATCGTCTCGGTCGTTGGGGTTGATGAACAGGTCGGGCAAGCGGCGAAGGCGGCCAATGGGAGGGATGAGGACTGCCGGTGGGTTGGACGCCAGGTTGCCACGATCACCACGCTCCCGTGCCTCACGAAGAACCCTGCTCTTCCAGGGCTTCAGGCCAGCGAACTGAGCATAGTACCGATCGAGGAACTCACGCCCCCTCTGCTTGGATCCGCCGGCGACCGTCGCGATCTTGCTCTCGGCAGCGCCATACAAGGTGGCGAAGTTCAGTGTCTTACCAACCTGACGCTGGTCGTCGCTGACGTCTTCAGGCTTGAGCCGCAAGGCTGCGGCTGCGGCTTGGCGGTGAATGTCCCGGCCGTCCATGAAGACCTGGGTCATCACCCGGTCGCCGGACTGCTGGGCCGTGCAGCGCAGTTCGATCTGGTCGTAGTCGGCCACGATCAGAACCTTGCCCGGCCCGGCGACGAACAGATCACGGATGGTCGAGCCACGAGGTAGCTGCTGCAGGTTGGGTCGAGCCGAGGACAGGCGCCCGGTCACCGTGCCGTGCTGTTTGAAGCCGGTATGGATCCGTGGCATGGGGTCGTCCTCATGCACCGTTAAGAGGGCGCTGAGGCCCTCCACGAAGGTGCCCCGGAGCTTCTCCATCAGCGACCACTCCAGGAGAAGCTCGGCCATCCGGTTGCCCTTGTCGGCGTAGGCCTCCAGCACTGCCTGGGTCACCTGGGGGACCCGAGTCTCGGTCGTCCGAGACATCACCGGCAGGCCCTGGGTCTTCAACTTGCGTCGGGTCGACTCACCAAAGTTGGGGGCAGTCTTGTCAATCACCGTGCCGAACGCCGGCTTGTCGCCCTCCCCGAACAGGATCCACCGCTTGGTATCAGTGTGGCTCAAGCTGAAGGTGTCACCGGCCAGGTGCCAGGCCTCGTGCTCGATGTTCTTGATGCCGTTCATCAACTCGGTGCGGACGTTGCCCAGCCGGGACTCGTCCACGGTGAAGCCGCCCTGCTCGATGTCGATCAGCACCGGGTACAGGTCCATCTCAAAGTCGTAGACGTGCTTCAGCTTCTTGCGCTGCAGCTTGGTCAGGGTCATGACCCAGCGGACCCAGCAGTAGTGCAGGTCCTTGGTGAGATACTTGGCGACCTCGTCCAGGCCGAAGTTGTCGACGCCGGACTTGCCGAGGTTGGGGTAGAACTTGGCCCGGCGATACAGCGGTATCTTCAGCCAGTCACAGGTCAGGCTCTTCAGGTCGTAGGCATCGAGGCTCTCGTCCAGCACGTGGGTGGAGATGATCGTGTCGTGGTACGGCCCGGGCGGGACCTTGCCGCCGTAGTACTTGGCGATCGACTGGACATCGAACTTGACGTTGTGCCCGACCTTGTGCAGTTCACTGAACAGCAGCGGCTGGAGTGCGTCGAACACCTCGTGCTGCCACAGTTGGCGGGGCGGCGGGCCGTACACCGCCGGGATGGTGACCTCCTTGGAGGCCTGGGAGATCTTCCCGCCCTTGGTGTACACGCGAGGGTCGTCCAGGCCGTAGATCTCCACCAGCGTGCGCTTGGCCCGGTGCTGCGGCTTGAGGGTGATGCCTTTGGGATGGCCCATCGGGATCAGGTACACCTGGCCGTAGCTGGCCAGCCCGACCCAGGAGATCTCGTTGGTCCTCGGGTTGGGGTAGCCGTCCTGGCGCTCCCGGGACTCGATGTCGATGCAGAACGCGTCGCCGGCCAGCAACTTGGCGACGACGGCGTGAAGCTCCGCCAGGTCAGTGATCACATGGGGCATGCGGAGGGGGCGCTTGCGCGCCCCCTCCTTGCCCTCCCCCGCTTGCGGCATACGTCAGTCGTAGTCGGCGGTCAGTTCCGCTGCCAACTCCCGCAGCTTCTTGACCGGGGTGAGTTCGATGACCCCGGAGTCGTACACCTTGAGGGCGGCGAGCGCCTCCTCGCTGGGCACCGGGGTGTCGTAGTCCTCCTGCAGCGAGGAGGGGCGCACCGGGCTGACGTTGTACTGGGTGTTCTGCTTGCTGCCCGTCTTGGTGACGAGGAAGAAGTTCTTGTTCAGCGGGCCGACCTTGGGGTCGTTGCCGTAGGCCTTGATCACGTTGAGCAGTCGAGAGCCCACGTCCCACGAGCGCAGCAGGACCTGGCCGTCGTCACCGCACAGGGCGATGTTGTATGACGACACGGCCTGCGGACGGTCACCGACCTCGCACAGCGGGCACGGCTCATCGAACGTCAGCGGGCAGACGTAGGGACGGTTGGTGGTCTGGCCGGAGTCGTTGCGGCTCTCGATCCAGTGGCGCCGGTAGCTGGCGTACGGATCCTTCTCCAGGAACTTGATCACCTGGGACTTCTCGTCAGGGCGGAACGACTGGGCGTAGGTGGAGGTCGACTCCATCTGCTTCTGGGCTTCGGTGTATCCCCGGCGGATCTTGCCGGCGGCGGACAGCTTGGGCTTCTCGCCGTTGGTCTGGGCCGGCTCCTCGGCCTCGTCGGTGTCAGGGGCTGACGGCACGGCCTTGAGAGGCGCTGGGGCCGCCTTGCTGGGGCGCTTGGTAGGCACTGATTCTCCTATGTTGTGGTGTATTAGCTAGGTGCTTGTTCTTCACTCAGCAGTTGGTTGAACAGCCGAGCTACATCTGCAGCGAAGGCCTTGGTAGGCGGTTCACGGTTGATGATAACACGGTGCTTCTTGCACAGCGTCAGGATGCCCTCGATCTGCTTGCGTGTCCAGATCCGGCGGCCCCGGTGCGAGCCCGCCGCCTGCGGCTTGCCCTTGGTCTTGGGCGAACGGTACGTGGTCGGCGGCATCAACCCCTGCGTCTCCCACAATCGGATCGCCTGGACGCTGTAGCCGAGGGCCTTGGCCAGCGCACCGATGTAGAAGAACTCACGCTTCTCGCCGGCGACGACGTACGTCGCCGGGTGGGCGTCCCATAGTGGTGTATCAACTTGCGCCGGTGCCTTGTCACGGTTCACCGGCCGGCGTCGTCCGGGGTAGTCCAGGCTCTCAAACGATTTGAGTGGGTCACTCACGGCAGGCTCCTCAACATGCGCTCGGTGTCAGAGCGCCATTCGATCAGCGCAGTCAGCGCCTGCAACGGGAGCGTGCCGGTGGGGTACAACATGCTGACGACACTGGTGAAGATCTCATCGGTCGTCCACGGCTGATCCTCCTCCGCCAGTGCCTTGGCCAGCACCTGGCCGACACGGGGCTTGGCCGCCTTCTTCCTCTTGTAGTTCGGCTTCCTCGGCTTGACGCCATGCTTGGTCGAGCGGTGCACACCGAGGCCGGTCGGACCCTTGCAGATCTGCCCGCACTCCGGACACTGCAACTCAGTGGTGTGTAGGACAGGCGGGCGCTCCGCCCCGGGGAAGTCAGCAACCATCGGGAACACAACCGGGTCACTCATGACGTCTTCCTCCGAGACTTGCGTGTCTCATTGATGCGCTGCTGCAGGAGCATGACCCGGAAGTCGCTGCGGGTGGGGCGGGCCTCGCTGCCGTACTTGTAGCCGTCGGGGTAGTCGTACCGACGCCAGATCAGTTCACCGGTGCCATCCTGGACGACATCACGACGATTGGTACCACAACGCTCACAGCGAAGCATGAGCGGGGTACCAGTGATCGGGGCAGGGCCCGTGTCGTCGTAGTCGTACCAGGCATGGCCCAGTGTGTAGCAGCGATAGAACTGGCTGCGTTCGTACTCGTCGGTTGTCCAGATGCCGTTGGCCACAGAGTGATAGTAGCCCTAGTTACTAGCAGGAATGCAAGTTCAGATCTTCTGCTTCTCCATCCGAGGCAGGGCGTCCATGACCAGGCGTTCGACCAGCAGCGTCTTGGAGATCCCTCGACGCTCGGCCTCGGTCTGCAGGCGGTCCACCCACTGGGCGGGCAGCCTGAACTGAACTTGGGGGCGGTCTTCTGTGTAGCGCAGTGGCTGAGGCATTGTCTTACTCCGTGATCAGTTGGAAGGCGAAGGTCGGGGGGGACTCGTCGTAGAGGGCCTGCATCTCCTCGTCGGAGATCTGCTTCTCGAAAACGGCGGCGAGGAGGGCGTCCTCGTTGACCACCTGGATGGTGGTCAGGCACTGCTCGGCCAGCGCCTTGCGGCTGCCTTTGAGGCTGGCCAGGAACGCCATGACCCGCTCTTCGTTGAGCACCATGCGCCCGGCACGCTGCTGACGCTGGATGCCGACGACGGTCTTGGGCTGGCCCTTCTCGCCCTTGTAGCTGATGAAGTCGACGGGCTCATCGAGGTCCAGCTTGAGGTGCTGGCCCTCGTCACCGTCGGGCACGCCGGCAGTGGCGATGACGTCCATCAGTTGATGCTTGAGCTTCTCCTCGTGGTACGCACTGCGCTCGCGCAGCGAACGGTTCTGGCAGTACTCCCTGACGGACTGCACGAGCAGGGGGACGGCGGGGCGCTTGCGGACCTGACGCTTGACGGCCATCTCAGGCTCCCTTCCGGTCGATGCCGGCGGCCTTGAGCACGGCCGGGGGGACACCCTCGGCCCGCCAGTCGGCGTAGCTCAGGTTGTGCTTGGCCGAGTAGCTGGCGGCGACCTCCAGGAACTTCTTCTCCAGGATGTCCATGTCCACGCCTTGGGCCCTGCTCTCCCGGGCCAGGGCCTCGCGCAGGATGGCCCGCAGCTTGATGCGCTCGACGGGGTCGGTCATCTCGTTGATCTGGGCAGCGATCTCGTCGGCGCTGCGCGGCTGGCGGCCCTTCTTGGTGGGCTCAGCGGTCTGCAGGGCTGTCAGGTAGTTGCGAACAGCGGTGCCTTCGGCACGGCCCTGCGCCAGGGCGGCCAGGTGTTCTTGCGTTGGTTGGGGCATGGTGCCCAGTATATGGGCTCTTTCATGCAGTTTCAACCAGCGTCGAGGAACTCCCGCAGGCTCTCCAGGTCGAGCTTGATGCCGCCCGTCTTGCCGTCGAACTCACCGTCGAGGAACGCCTTGGAGATCTTCGCCTTCTGCGTCAGCATCCGATACATGCGCTCCTCGATCGTGTTGATCCCGTACATGTAGCTGATCTGGATCGAGGGGAAGGCTGAGTTGGTGCGATCGATGCGGGCGACGCGCTGTGCCAACGCGCCGCCCGACCACGGCAGATCATAGGAGATCAGGTGACTGCCCTGGTTGAGGTCGACACCGTAGGCCCCGGCGTCGGACGACAGGAAGATGCGTGTGCGGGGGTCGTTGTTGAACCGTTGGATGGCCACGTCCCGGTTGCGCCCGGTGACCTCGCCGGTGATCAGCACGTGCGGTGCCTTGAGCCGGGCGGCGATCATCGCCAGCATCGGCTTGAAGTAGGAGAAGACCACGACCTTGTGCAGCGGGTCGCTGTCGAGGATGTCTTCGATCATCTCGATCAGGGCGTCGAGCTTGGCCGTCGAGTCGGGCATGTTGTCGAGCAGGCCGGAGGCCTTGAGCAGCGAGGCGTACTCGCTGCCCTGACGTGATACCTCTGTATCGAAGTTGTCGGCACTCAGTCGCAGCAGACGCGGGTGGCTCGACAGCATCCTCATCGCCAGCAGCCGGGACATCACCTGGCCCATCAGGCTGATGCCCTCTCCCTGAGTGTCGACCCGACCGTAGTGAGCGAGCACGTCAAAGCTGCCGCCGCTGGCACCGAGGCCTAGGGCGATGTCGATGGCGTCGGACAAGTCGCGACGGACGTGGTCGTGCAGCTTCATCACCGCCGGCTCCAAGACGACGGGCACCTCGATCTCGATGCGCTCGGGCAGCCACTCAGCGATGTCCTCACGGCTGCGGCGGAACATCACATCGCCCATCGCCTTGTGCAACGTCGGCAGGTTGCGGTATCGGATCGGCTTGCCCCACCGGTCACGGTCGATGAAGGTCTTGTCGAAGCGGTGGAATCCGCCGAGCACGTCGGGGTCAACGAACTCCATGATCGAGAAGAGTTCCTCGGGTCGATTCTCCACCGGCTGGCCGGACAGGCCGTAGCGGTAGTCGCTGTGCTTGCCGAGGGCCTTGGCCCGCTTGGACGTCTTGGAGGTGAAGCCCTTGATCGCCGTGCACTCGTCCAACACGATGAAGTCGGTCGGCAGGCACTCCTTGATCACGTCCCAGTCGTGGATGAGACACTGGTAATGCAAGATGGTATAGTGATACTGCGGTGCTCGACGGAGAGCGAAGTGGCGGGCCACACGATCTCCGTCGAGCACTTGCACCGTGGCTCGTGGATCCCACCGCCGTATCTCACGCTCCCACTGCCACTTAGTGCTCTTCAGCGCGAATATCACCCCGTGGTCGACCTTGCGCTCTCTTCGTAGGCGTCGGACGGTGCGGATCGCCGTGGCCGTCTTGCCCGAGCCCATCGTCATCGCCAGGAGCAGGCTTCCTCTTGACGCCCCGCGCTCGACTGCCTCCACTTGATACGGGCGTAGCTCCATCATCCTCCGGGAGGGTAGCGACGCCAACGATGCGCTCAGCCTTGGTGTGAACCAGGACCGCTGCTCTCAGGTCAGAGTCGTCGCGTGCGGACAACACGTCCACGAATGATCCGTCGCCCATCATGAACCGCAGGGTTCTCTCCGGCCACTCGGCGTGGAGCACCCCGTGTGAACCGGGGACGAGCGTGACTCGGCGCTCCGGTGGGATCTGGGAAGGAGATGACCGGGCCATTCGGTGTCACAATAGCTGGCGCCGAGAGGAACTCGATGAGGAACTCCTGGGCGCCCTCGATGTCACCCTCGTCCAGGAACTCCAACGTCTCCCGGGCCAGCTTGGCGGCGCTGCGCGAGCGGTACGGCGTGTGCGAACGGTCACCGAGGTACTCGGGCAGCACGTAGACCAGACTCTGCTTGCCTTTGCCCCGGCGGTCCGTGGTCCGCAGCAAGGCACCGATGCGATGCGCTCGGGTCAGTGCGCCGGACGCCTCGCCATGGTGCCAGCCGAGGTCGTCGGCCAGTTCGAACCACGTGGTCCCTTCCCACCGCCGGGCAGGCATGTAGGCCATCAGCTTCTCGTGGCGGTCCCGGGTGATCCCCTGGCGATCGTCCTGTCGAGCACGTTCCCGACTGGTATCACTCCCGGACCAACCGCTGGTGCCCCTGTACGGATAGAGCCCTTCAGTCACAATCCCATCCTCCTTGTTCGTTCCCACGCTGCCCACAGCATGTCATCGGTGGCGACGTCGCCTGGATCCTTGGCCTTGTGGCCGTCCTCATCGACCAAACCCTCGTATCGCCAGGGGACAACGGCGGCGCCGGCGTGGCGCAGCGCCTGGGTCGTGTAGGTCGTGCCCAGCCGACCGGCCTTGTCGTTGTCGAGGGCCAGGTACACCGTGGAGAAGTTGCGGGCCAGCAGCTTGACCTGATCCTGGGACACCCACGCCCCGAGCGCAGCGACAGCGGGGATGCCGCAGCCGAACAGGCGCACGGCGTCGAGCGGTGACTCGACCAGCACGGCCTCGTCATACTGCGATATGGACGACAGGCCGAACAGCGTTTGACTCTTTTGAATTCCTGTCGGCCGGGTCATGACCGAGCCCACCCGCCGGTACTGTGCCCCCCACAAGGCACCGGCGGGTGAGCGAATCGGGAGCACCCACTCACGGGCCTCACGGTCGTAGCGGATCTGGAAGAAGTCCACGGCCGAGCGCAGCAGCTTGCGCAGCGCCAGCAGCTTGTCCGGGACGTGTGACAACAGGTTGGCCAGCGACCACTCGGTGAGCAGCGGGGTGACCGGCTCCAGGACGGTGGTCGGGTCCTGACGGGCCTCGGCCATGCGCTGCAGGAAGCCCTGGGACCTGAGGGTGTTCTCCAGGTCGGGCGGTGCGGCGCCGGTCAGTTCGGTGAGCAACCCCTGCAAGGTGCCCGAGTAGCCACAGGCGAAGCAGTGGTGCAGGTAGCTGGTCTTGTTGATCGACCATGACGGGCTGGTGTCGTTGTGCTGAGGGTTCGGGCACAGCCCAGAGATCTCCGTGCGGCCGTCGTACAGCCGCTGGATCCCTGCCTGCTCCAGGACCCTCAGAAGGTCAAGTGCCATCGTCCTGACGTGGGACCGAGCCCACGGCCAGTTCTTCTTTGACGAACCCACTGTTCCAGTCCCACAGGACGACGCTCTCGGCATACGGGCCTGCACGTGACGCCAGCACCTTGATGATCACCGATACGGCACCGTTGTTGGACAGCACCTCTTCGTCGGTGCTGATCCGCTCGCTGCCGAGTAACACGTCAGCCGACTGTCTCCAGGCCTGGGTGTACATGGCCGAGCCGGCGTTGAGCTTGCCGCCGGCGGCCCGTGTCTGGCTGGCCTGCACGCTGACGACGATCGGGATGCGTGTCGCCTGAGCCAACTGCTTGAGGCTGCGGGCCACGTCGGTCATCGCCGCCGGTGACGTCGTGTCGATGCCAGGGATCTCCGACTGCATCAGGTAGGCGGCGTCGATGAACACGATGTCCGGGTTGTAGTCGAGCACCTTGGCCTTGACGCCGGACACCGTCATGCCGTTGGTGATGTCCTGGCTGAGGATGAGGCTTCGACGGGCGCTCCACTCGTTCAAGGCGACCCGGCACCGCTCCCGCTCCACCGGGGTCATCTGTCCGTTGAGGATCTTGGTCAGCGACACGTTGGCCAACAGCGAGATGGCCCGGAGCTTCTGCTCGTCGTTCTTCATCTCGAAACCGAGGAACAACACGCGTTGGGCCGACGGGTGGTTGGCGTGCAGCGCCATCTTCAACATCACCGAGGACTTCAGCGACTTGGGCAGACCCATCAACACGACGAACTGCTCGGGCTGCCAGCCACCGGTGGCGTAGTCGATCCCGATGAAGCCAGTGGAGATGCCGCGCAAGTGGCCGGGGTTGTCGGCCCGCTCATCGAGCAGGTCCATGATCTGGTCGGTGTACTCGGTGGTGTCCTCATCCACCGAGGGGGTCGTCTCCGAGCGACACTGCATCGCTGCCGCCGCCATGGTGTCGACCATCTTCTCCGTGCGTTGCGGGTCGTCGTTCTCCGTCATCAACTTGGCGCACGCCTCCAACGCCTTGACGGCGATGGTGTACTCCCGGCGCTCGCGCATCGCATCGACCAGGTAGTCGAGGCTGTGATGCGTCACCTCCCAGTCGTAGCTGGGGAACGAGCGCTTGACCACGGCCAGGTCAGGAGCCTGGGTGTACTTCTTCCAGTGGTCGAGGAGGAACTCGTACACCCGTCGGTACACGTCATCCCGGAAGAACTCAGGGGTGACTCGGGCCTTCACCGCTAGCGGCAGCGACTGGTCGTTGATCACCCGGGCAAGCAGGGCCCTCTCGACGTCCATCAGAAATCCTCACCTTGTGTCACGGACCGGCCGAGTTGGCCGTAATGGTCCAAGCGTCCTTGATCGCTGTCGATCACCTGCTGGACGACCATGAAAGGCAAGGTCTGGGCCCATCGGTCGAACGAGTGGTACTGCACAGTTGACACGTGCAGCCCGATGTCGTTGAAGAACTCGGCGGCCTCGTCGGCCACCTCCTGGGCGGTGAAGGTGACCACATCGATGTCGACGTCGTAGCCACGGATCATCGTCGCCAGGCGCTTGATCGGGGTGTTCAACCAGACGATCTCGTGCGTCGTGGTCTTGCGGAACGTGCCGGTCGTGGAGAACACCACGTTGGCCAGGACACCTTCCAGAACGACCACGATCGTCGGGCGGTTGACGATGGTCAGGTCACCATGCTCCATGGCGCCACCTGTCCTTGGACAGCCTGAATGAACCCATCGTGTATCCCCTTGTCTCAGCGGCT